AAGTTGTGGATGCAGGAGGAAAACTTGCGACACTTGATTTCACAGGAGCAGGACAAACAATAGGCAAGATTCTTAAGGAAGGAGCAACTGGAGAGGCCGCCAAAGCAGCGGCAGCTGCAGCTATTGTGGCAGGAATTAATAGAATTCCTGGTGTTGGTGGAAACTTAACGATGAATGATTTACTTCAAGGTGCATCATCAAAAATTCTAAATCCAAATGTTGAGTTGATGTACGAAGGACCTCAACTCAGAGCGTTAACTATGAATTTAAAATTGTTTGCAAGGACAAGCACAGAAGCACAAACTTTAAGAAAAATTGGAAGGGCATTTAGGAAAGCAGCACTTCCTTCTTCTCCACTCAAAGACGACAAGAAGGCGACTGCAGGAAGATTCATTGCCACACCTGCATATGTAAAAATTAGATTCATGAGAGGTGGAGATGATAATCCAGATGTTCCAAAGTATATGATGTGTGCATTAACTGGAGCAAGTGTAAACTACGCACCAGATGGTCAATATGTTAGCTTTGCTGGAGGATATCTACCAGCACTACAACTTGGACTAACTCTACAAGAAACTAAGATCATATTCAGTGATGACATAGATATCGAAGCAGACGGAGCAGTATACTAATGTTTTTCAAGAGCGTACCAGACGTATTATACGATCAGAAACCAATCAGATATCCATTTTCAGAATCTGATTTCGTAACTGCGAAGAACTTCTTTAGAAGATTCAAGGTGAATGAAGATGTATTTGACTATGCTTTCTACTTCAATCAATATGCAGTTAAAGATGAAGAGAGATTAGATATTCTATCCGAGAAGTTCTACGGATCTCCAGAATATGATTGGGTTATTGCTATATCAAACAATATTATCAACCCTTTGTTTGATATGCCAATGAGCGAATATACATTCAGAAAGTTTGGCGAAGATCAATACGGAGAAGAAGAATTCTACTCTGGTATACACCATTATGAAACTTATGAAGTCATTAATGATGATGACGTTGTTGTACTAAAAGAAGGTATTAAAGTAGACGAAACTTTTTACAACAGTGATTTTAAATACTATGAATCTGGAGAAGTTAAAACTATTAGTGGCAACGAAGTTTGCAGACCAGTCACCAACTTCGAATACGAAAGCTCTAAGAACGAAGAGAAAAGAAAAATCTACATTTTAAAACCAAGGTTCTTATCTGCATTTGTTGATGACTTCGAGACAAGAAACTTCTACAAGAAATCAAACGGATATATCTCCAAGAGATTAAAGCAGTCTGGAATCTGACGCGACTTTTTAGACAAAAAAATTGGGGAAAAATTTTTCCCCAATTCGTGAAATCAGTTTTGTAAATCTGAAATTAGTCGCTCACACTCTTTCAAATTTTTTTTACAGAAGGTACGAACATAACTGTTTGTGTCTGTACTCATAGTGTAGTGAGCGTGGGTGTGTACCAGTTCGATCATCGCCAAGAACCCAACACACAGGGCTACGAAGTGGCATATAGGACTTGTGGCACAGCATGTTAGGTTCTTTTTGATGTTCATCAGTCTTCTTCAGCAAGACGAGCGAAGTAACTGAGAGCATCGTCATCATCAACGACTGCCTCTTCTTTCACAGGAGAGGGAGCAGCAGAGACACGAGAGCGGAACGACGAGGGTTCAGGAGCAGCGACAGGCTCATACTCTTCATCATCCACAGAGGGGACAGGAGCAGGACGTGAACCAATGCCAAGCACAAGGTTCAGACGTGCTTCCAGTTCTTCATAGGTCTTGAACTGGTCCTTGTTAGTGAACGCTTCCAGAGAGTGCTCGGACTTCCAGATCTTTTCCAGTTCATCATCGTCTGCGCTCAGAGCAGACACACTATCGAACTCAGAACTATCGTAGTTCCAGTAACCAGCAACCTTCTTGATCTTCAGTTTGAAGTTAGCACCTTCCCAAAGATCAAACACATTCACGGGGTCTTCATCTTGAAACTCAGGTTGCATAGCAGAGAGGATCTTGTCATGGATCTTCTTGCCAAACTTGTAAAGGAATACTTTACCTTCGTTCTCAGGGTGCTTAGGATCTTTCACAACATAGATGTTGCTGTAATACTGAAGCTTACGCTTCTGCTTTTTGGCAGTCTCTTTGTCCTCATCATTACCGCTGTTCCAGAGACGGCGGTTGACTTCACCAACAGGATCTTTCTCGTTGAGTGTAGTCAGGGAATTTTCAATATACCAACCACCAATACCTTGGAAGGCATGAGAATACACCTTCGCCCAGGGGATGGTTTCTCCTTCAGGGGCAGGAAGGAAACGGATAACAGCATACCCGTTACCAGAGGCATCGACCTCGGGTTTCCAGAACCTTTCATCAACGTTCTTACCGCTGGATGATTTCTCTAATTCCTTTTGAAGGAAGTCAAAGTTTGTCTGGGATTTACGCTTTAGATCAGCAAAAGACATAGGATTTTCTTGGATTAGGTTTAGATTTGGTTTGTGTGATGCCCTATCACTCAGTCATTATAACAGGCACAGAGTCGGGCGTCAATCCTCTGTGCCACTTTCCAATTTGGTTCGCATGAACTGGACTTTCTCGATCAGTTCGTCGAACATCTCTTCGACAGTAGTGCCTGGTGTTGCACCAAGCATAACAATACCCTGCTTCATTGTCTCCAAGACAGAGACTGCTTCAGGATCGTCACTCAACTTGATACGGAAGTAAAAAGTTTTTTGTTTTTCAATAAGTTCTTCAAGTTTATCAAAGTATTCTAATTTTCTCTCGTCATCAAGAAGAACAAAATTCATAGCAGATCTAAAACAGAACTGCTGTAGTTCCATCATCTCTTGGATGTCACCTCTTACAATATCGGAATGGAAAAAGCTCATACTAACATCAACTTTGCTCTACTGGTTTTCTTCATGAAGTTGAGTTGCTGTGCCTCATGACGGAGTTTTTCCTTTAGAGGTTTGCTAATCAACTTACTTACACTATCTATTTCAATTTCATTGATCTCACAATAGTGGATAACCGAATCAATATAATTCATGTCGGGATTGTGTAGTGCAATCTTCTCCACTTCCTGCGAGAATCTCGCAGCAGTCATAAATCTATCCTCTAATAATTGTTTTTTCTCCATATCGTTCCTGGTATTCTTCGATGTAACTCATTAGTTTGATAAAGAATTCTTTCTTAGGTGGAAGCACCTTGACTTGAGTCTCTCCGTTTTCACAAGCAACGATTGTCACGAGTTGTTTCACTGACAACCCGTAGAGTTCTTGAAGCATACAAGCGTATGCAGTTTCTTGAACAAAGTAATCGTAAAGATATTTCTCACGCTTGGGTTCTGCTGCTGTCTTGAAATCAATGATAGACAACACACCATCGAACTCAGCGATACAATCGACACGCCCTGCCATCTCCAAATGATTAGAGTAGAGCGCCGCTTCCTGTAAATATATGTTATTTATGCGGTCCAAAATATCCCGAGAATGCTGGAACATTAGGACTGGAAGAGGGAACTTACTGAACTTTTTGAGATCCAGTTCGTTGTTGAGATAGTCTTCTGCGATAGAGTGATACTTAGTTCCTCTACTGGTAGAGCGAGAAGAAATGTTGTTTGCTTTCTCCTCGCCCACACGAGCTCGCCACCTTGCGATGCCCGCCATCTTTTCTTTGTTGTTACTAATCACGGTGGTGACAGATGGAAACTTACTGCCTTCTGGAGTGAGGTAAACACGTTTGCCATCCACCATTTCAGCAGACATTTCAATAGGATCTAATCCCACATGATTAAACAACTTCATAGACCCAAATTAATTTTGTTAATAAGATAAGACTTGACAAGACCAGAACGAACGATATCATCGATACCAAATTCAATCAAGGAAAACTCTGGCATTTTATCAAGAATGCGTTGGAAATCCAGGATACCAGAACGTTCATTCACTTTGATAAGATCAGTCTGAGCTGCATCGCCACAGAATACAATCTTACTATCTTGTCCAACACGAGTGATGATACTATCAAGTTCGTGGAAGTTCAGGTTCTGACACTCGTCAATGATAACGATAGAATTATCAAGTGTAGTACCACGAATGAAACTGGTACTCCAAAATGATACAGTCTCCTGTGCCTTGAGATTATCATAGAGCATCTCAAAACTATTGTCATCAGGCATCTCAAACATAGACTGAACCATATTCTTGTATGGTATCTGATAGAGAGAAGACTTATCCTCATGGTCTCCAGGAAGAAAACCAATCTCCCTCGTAGCAACCAGGGAACGAACAATGTATACCTTCTCATAAGGAGTGTATTCATTCAACACATCCTTTAGTGCCTTGTAGAGAGCAATGAATGTCTTACCAGTTCCTGCTACTCCATAAGCATAGATCATTTGTCCTTTGTCCCACTCATCAAAGAACACTTGTTGGTTGTGAGTAAGAGGTTCAGCAGGAAT